ATTTTTCATTACACGCATATTCAAATAATCGATTAAAATGATCAATTTTTAATCCAGATCGAGCATACTCTGCTTCTGGTCCCCAACCATCAATTGATGCTGTTAAATCTAATCTTCCTATATTTCGATCTTTTACTAATTCTTTAATTCTTTCAATTGAACTTTTAAACGTGTCTTCTTTAACCATAAAATTTGAAATAATATTAAATTCTAAATGTTTATTTTTTATTTTTTTTAAGACATCTAACACTTCTTGTAGTTCTGATTGATAAAATGGTTCACCTCCTGCTAAATGTAATCGTCTTAACTCATGACCGTTCTTTTCAATCCATTCTAAACATTTTTCAAATAATTTTCTATAGTTACTAACATTTTCTCTGTAGGATAAATGAGCATATTCGTTGCCTTGTGTATCATATATTGGACCAAATTTTTTAGATTCGGCTGTCCATTGTGTAGAATTTTTTGTATTACAATATGTGCATTTAAGATTACAAGTTTTATTTAAAAATATTTCTAAAATCTTTGGAGTAACTGTTGTTGCTAATGGATTATCCTCTAACTCTTTAGGTGCAAGATTAGGAATTTTAAGATGATGCATTCTATCACTAGTTCCGCCGGAGTCTTCGATGTTTTTACAATATGTACAATGTCCAGATCCTCCATTTTCTTGTGTAGGCCATTTTCCATCTAACATAAGTTCTCTTTCTTTTACTTTATGTGGAAGATTATGAAAATTGTCAAAATTTTCTTCAGTAAGAGGAACTTTAAAACAACGATGGCAACTACTAGTACTCCCTTCTGTAAGAATTATAGTAGACCAAGTCCATTTTAATTGACAGGCAGGTGCTTTTTTGATAGGGAAAAATTTTTCTTCTTTTTCAAACATCTTGAATTATTTTTCTAATTTCTTTCCAGTTATTTACTCTTAAAATTTTTGGATCATTAAAATTTTCATTATATGGATGACTATATAAAATAGGTTTTAATCCATAATGTAATCCTTTTTTTGCATTAGAGAATTTATCTTCAATCCACCAAAGACCTGTACCATGAAACTCTGCTAGTGCAGAATCTTTATGATCTCCAGTATCTAGTATAAAAAAATTTTCAAATACAGTTTCACCAAATAATTCTCGTAGCCTTCTTTTTCTTAATTCTTGTGCAGGTATGTCTGTGGTCTGTGACGTGATTGGAATAAATGTCCATCCTTCTGCGTGTAGAAGTTTCACCCAAGTTTGTGAGTCAGGCATGGGTTCTTGTGTGCCCATCCAAGCACTTTTATTAAATTCTCTAATTAATTCTTTTTTTAAATCTTCGTGAATGCCATAACGTACATTCATATCATATTGGTTACCTTGGGTAGAGTCTTCGTGGTATCCGTTCAGTTTCATCCATTTACGGAAATGTCCTTCCCAATCTAATAATACTCCGTCTACATCTGTAAGTATGATTCTATCTTTCATTAAATTGTTTTACTCCATTATCTGTTTTTGCTATAATATAAGTTTTAAAATTGCTTTCGTTTGTTAATCCAACTAATTTAAATTTTGTCTCTTCTATAAATTTTGTTACTGCATCATTCACACCAAACCCAAATTTTGGTTTTGTGACCCAGTCGTGTCCACAAATATATCCGTTGTCTTTCACTTTAGAAGCATACATTCTTAAATCATTTAAACAAGTCTCATAATGATGATCACCATCGATATATAACCAATCTAAAGAATTATCCTCAATATCGACAGCGGCTTCTGAACTTGTTTTTCTAACAATCTCAACATTTATATTATTTTTAAATTTTTCTTTTACTTCCTCATAAAACGAGTCGAATAGTGGATCTATTGTATCAGCATCCAGCATAGTTTTCCATGGATCAACTAATATTAATTTGGTAGGTTGTGTTTTTTTTAAAATTTGTTCTGAATATTCTCCTCGGTAAACTCCTATCTCAACAACTGTTCCGTTTTTTGGAAGTATATCTAAAAGTTGTAATCTATCTAAATTTAAAATATTTGTCATTTAACAATCTCAAATATCACAGTATCATTCTCTGCTTTATCTCTAAAATCATAAATTTTAAAATTAATACCTTTAAACAAAATTGATAATCGTTTGATATCTCTCACATCTTCAATGATATACAATCCCCCCTTTGAAAGTTTAGTAAATGCTTGTTGGAATGTTGCAAACTGGTCTTCTGGGTTGTGAGAACCATCATCAATTATAATATCAATATCGTTTGGTAATTGTTTATAAGATTTTTCTGATATAGAATCTCCTATCACAAGGTGTATCCTTTCCTCGTTCTTGAACATACCCGCTCTTTTGTGTAGTTTTTCTAAAGCATAGATATCGGCTTTGTAGAAATATTCTTTCCATAGTCTTATCGACGCTCCTTCGTATACCCCAATTTCTAAAACTTTTTTTGTGGTTTCTCTTATGGGATCAAATTTATTTTGATAATATTCTTCCAAGTAACAGTGTTTGCCACCTTTGTCTGATTGGAATTTTTCGTTAAGTTTATTTAATTGAAGCATCTTCCATTCCCGCTACTCTTAATTTAACGATATTGGTAAGTTGCCATTGTTTTTGATCTAAACCTTTTGTAATGCCCAACCATTTATTTCTGATCAGAGCAAACTCATTTACTATTTTTTCTAAATCAACCACATCACTGTCACCATCCACATACTTTTCAGCATCTCGTGATGTTAATGCTCTGTTATAATTTTCTAAAAACTTTTGAAACGTTTGAGAACGTAATCTTCTTTTTTCAATATTGAGATACTCTAATATACCTTCAATCTCTTGTAACTGATTAAAACGTTGTTCAACTACTCCTGGAAGAGAAGCAGATGCCTTTTCTAAACTGCCGTAAATTTTAACTTCTTGTTTGGCTTTTTCCAATTCTTGTTCAAAATGAGTAATACACTCTGGAATTAAACCAATGTCTTGACTTATTTTTCTATACCAAGTCATTATTCGTCGTAATAACCTTGTTCTTCTCCCTCGTCTTCTTCTAGGCTATCTTCATCTTCTAATACAATTTTAACTGCTTGTTCTAAACGATCATCGTGCTCACCTGCGGCTTTTAATACTCGAGTATCAATCCCAATATCCATCAGTGTTTTAACATAATCCACAGCACAGTCTAATTTAACTCTTTCTGGAAGATAACTAGAAATAGATGTCCAAATTTCTTCTATTTGATCATGCGTCATTTGATTCTCCATCATTTACTGTCTCCTGTTCTGGTTGTTTGACATTATGGAAATCTCCCATAACTATGTCTAATTTATCACCAGTCCAGTTTTTTCGGAACTCTAAGATCTCTTTGCCTTTGGAATCTACATATTTTAAACGATTCCCTGTTTGTGTTAATAGACCCCTTTTCTCAAATAGTTCTACCAGTCCAGAATATGGATCCATGCCTGTATCATACGGAATTTTAACTTGTACACTTTCAAATGGTTTAGCATAACGAGTTTTCATTACTTTACAAGCGGCTCTTATACCTCTCACTTCAGATACTTTGTTGCCATCTTCATCTTCTTTTAGTTTTAATTTTTTCATTGCTATCACAATAGATGATGCATAGATAAAACCCTGTCCACCCGATATCTTATCATCTGGATCAAACATATCCTGTGATGCATAGGTGTGATTGGTTGCTATTAATCCTACGTTGTAAGACCCAAACATATTCACACAGTTACGCACCAGTGCTGTTAGTGCTTTGGGTTTTCTTCCTAGGTCACCTTTCATTTCTCCTGCTTCAAACTGATTAACATCTGTAGGTGTTAATAACATACCTAAAGAATCAATTACAAATAAAATTTTTGGAGCAGTTTCTCTTTTTTCTGCGTGTTCTTCTTTGTAGCCTTTCATAAACTCTGAAATAGTTTTTGCTACATCATCTACCATGGATAGACTTAATTTTAATAATTTTTCTTCTGATGTGTCCACATCAAGAGCTTTTAACCACGCCTCATCTAGAGCATTCTCAGTATCGATTAAGATAACATAGATACCTTGTGCTTGAGCATTTTTAATAATATTACCCGAAGCAATATAAGATTTACCTGCTCCTGATTCTCCTGCTAGAACAGATACTTTGCCTAGTGGAATGCCTTTATTGAAATCTCCTGATATGAGATAGTTAAGAGCATAGTTACCTGTTGAAATCCAATCTGTAGGATCATTGAAACCAATACCTAGTCCTTGAATAGATTTTGTTATACTTTTTCTAAATTTTGTTGCGTCAAATGGTTTTGTCATATTTTTACTTTTTTAATTTATAATAACACTATTTGGCTCCAGTGTCAATACTGAAGCCAAATATAAAATAGTGCCTATTTGCTAGTTTGTCTAGATCTGATCAGTTTCAAAATATCTTCTGCTCTTTTGCTAGAATCTCCAGCTGGTTGAGCAGTAGTAGCAACTGTGATAGGACCAGTATTAGTTTCTAATGCTGGTTTTATTGCTTCTACTTTTTCTACTGTTGATACTGTTTCACTAGTGCTATTACTGTTACCATTATTATTATTATTAGTATTAGTTGTACTAGCTAATCCAGCTGGTCTAAAATATTGACCATATTTCTCTAGATCATATGCATCACCCTCAACAGATTTTTCAAATAATTCTTTGATTATTTTTACTTCTGCATCTGTTGGTTCTTTAGGTCTGAAGTCATTGAGATTGTGTAGACCATACTTGTCTATCGCCGCTCTCTCTGCTTCGTCTAGTGCTCGTTCTCTTCTTGACCATTTGGAAGTAGAGTAATCAGCATAACCACCTTTAGAAGTTTTGGTTATTCTAAAATCTACACCTCTCACAGAATCAGTTGGTAGCTCTTCCATTTCTGGATCCAGCAATGCTGATCTAATGATGTTGAAGATTTGAGGACCAATGATGAATCTTCTGATTGGATTCTCAGGTGTTTTGTCGTCTGCTAATGGATTCTGTAACACAAAACCTTGGAAAATATAACTTTTCTTTTTCCAGTATTTTCTGCCCATGTCTTCCATAGATTTATCTTTGAACCACGGTCTAACTTCTGTTAGAATTGGACAAGTTTTTCCATACATTTCCATACATGGTACTTGTACCTGTACTGGTCTTGAATCTGCTTGACCTTTAACTCCTGCGAAAGGCAATTTGATCATTGCTCTTTCAGTCCAAAAGAAAGTGTTGTTTGGATCCTTGTCAGGTAAGAAACGTACGACCGCTTCCTGTCCTTCCTGTATGTTCCAATGTGGGTAGATGGCGTTGTCTCCGCCG